AACCAGCCCTGCTTGAGCAGTGCGTCAAACTCTGCCTTATCGGCAGCGCCAGTGGTCTTGTAAGTGCCGCCACGCGGCTTCTTGTGCGGACCGGGGGTCTTGTAAAGAATGGTCGGGAAGCTGCTCACTTCTTCTTCCCCTTAACAGCACGCTTCGGAGCCTTCGACGGCTTACCGGCCTTCATCGCGGCTTCACGAGCGACATTGAGAGCAATGGCGATCGCCTGCTTCTTAGGGCGACCAGCCTTCTCTTCCATCTTGATGTTCTTGCCGATGCTAGTCCGGCTGTAACCCTTTTTAAGCGGCATTTTGATCACTCCTTCTTGGCTTTGGCTTGCTTAATAGCAGAAACTCGGCGCTCTGTAATCTCTTCGTCCTGCCAAGCCTTTTTGGTAGCGGCAGCGATCTTTGCGCGTGTTTCTGGGCTGTGCTTGCGGTCGGTTCTAGCCTTGGCAGCTGCGCTCATTTTTGCGCGTGTTTCCTCGGAAACAATTCTTTTAGAAAGTTTCTGCTTTGTCTCATCAGGTATGGACCAGCCAGATGCGCGCCTAGCATCCCACATCTTCTTAATGCGTATTGATGCCGCCTTGCGCCTCTCGTCATTCCAAGATGCCTTCAAGCTATCTGAGACCTTTTTGCGATATTCATCATTCTGCCAATTGCGCCGAATCCCCTCAGATACGGCTGCTGTGTCAGCAATCTTTCGACCTTTTGCTTTAGCTGCGATCTTCGCTGCAACCTCAGGTGATTTTGAGGGAGCTGTTTCGCCGCCAAGGCCAAGATTATATCCGTTGGGAACTAGTGATCCGCATTTCTGGATCATATCAATTTCAGCTTGGTGCAGCGTGTCAGCGCAATCGCATTCAAGCAAAATAGAAACAGACGGTTCGCCATGTTTCCGCCACGCATTATGCACTGGCAGATTGCTACCACGCTTAGCGGCAGTTCTATGCTGTGCAATGCGAACGTTCATAGTGCGAACCGTCTGCCCTATGTAAACCTTCCCATTCGGAAAAGTCAGTTGATACAGGTAATACACGCTATGGTCTCCTTTCAGAAACCATAGCGGTATTATCCTATTCAATCAAGATTGATTGAACAAAAGCACCCCTGCCATTTCCGGGTTGGTCATCACAACGCCGTAGAGCGTATCCAGCGTGTAGAGCGTCTGGAAGGTAAGCGGGTCAAACTTCTTGGTCATGACCAGCTCGATGCCCTGATCGGTCGAAGCGCGCAGAACGTCCACGCCAGCGCCATCCGGCACAGCGTAACGGCCCGGAAGCAGTTCGATCGAGTCCTTGCGCCAGAACGGGTTGATGTTCGAAGCTGCAATGTTCAGGAAGTTGAGCGAGGCAGCGCCAGAAGCAGCAACCAGTTCAACGTTCTTATACTGCAGTTCGGCATCAGTTGCCGGAGCGGTGGCGGCGATGATCGGCGGCGAGATCGTCATGGTCGTTCCGCTATCAACCGAGATAACGCGGAACGTCTTGAGTTCGCCCGTGCTACGCTTGGTGATGTGGTGGACCGCTTCGATGCCGTCGATCGTGAACGAGTCGCCAGCAGTCACGCCAGTGGTCGAGGAGACCGTGACCTGCTGATAGCGGTTGTCCACGTTCAGAACACCGCCAGTGCTGGTGGTCGTCGCCTGCGGCACATACTGGGCCTGAGCGCCAGTCGTGTCGATGGTGACGGTTGCAGCGTTGGCAGCGCAACGGTTGGCATAGTCGAGCTTGTAGGTCGAGAAGCTTGCGACTTCACCGACATACGAACGCTCGTAAGCGTTAGCCGACTTGTTGCCGGTGAACGAACGGGTCGCCACCGCCAGGTTGCCAGCCATGCCGTTGTAATCGCGGCTCGACAGAGCGAGGTAACGATCACCGGCCATCACGCCCTGCTCGTTCATGATGCTGTCGCACAGAGCAACGTCATCATAGGTGCCAGCAGCGGTTGCGATCGGAACCACGAGGGTGCCCTGAGCAGCGGCAAGGTCCATAACCGAGAGGTTGATGTCCGAAGCCAGCTTCTGCTTGGCCGAGTCACCGAGGCGACCTTCCTGCAGAGCATCGCGCAGTTCCAGAGCGTTCATCTGCCAAGCAGAGCACTTGTTGAAACCGAGCGTCGAGGGAACCGACAGCTGAGTCATGTTCGAAACATCGCCAGCAATCGAGGTGCCAACGGTGCGGTCGAACGACTGGGCGATGTAGGGCTGCGGACGCCAGATGGTGTCACGAGCGCGTTCCATCGTCACGCCGTTGGTGTTGTAGATGGTGACGTTCTTGCTGAGGATCAGCGCGTCATTGAAGCCTTCGAGGATGTCCTCAAAAGCAACAATTTCTTCCTTGGAAAAGCTGTTAGCCATTTGAAATTACTCCAAAATTAGGTTTTCTTGCTGCGCTTATAGGCCATGACCTTCGACATATCTCCGGTCTTGAGAGCCTCTTCACGCAAGCGATCGAGGGTTGAGTCTACAGATCCTGAGATGCGTCCACCGCCAGTGGAGATGGTGCGTTCAGGCGCTGCTGCTGCCTTACGATTGGTGACTTTCAACTGCGTCTCCAGTTTTGCAACCGCAAAGGCGAACTTCACGGGGTCAGTGATTGAGGCGAGTTCCTTGGCCTTGGTCGAGTTTTTGCCGAGCGCATAAATGATCAAAGCGGGATTGTCGGAGCCTTGAAGAACGATTCCCTGCTGCGTGACGTTGAAGGTTTCGAGCGCGAACGCTTCGGCATCTTCATAATCGCGCACCTTTAGCGAGGCTCTCGCCTTCGCATAGGCATCAAGCTTGTCCTGCCATGCTTTAGCTTCAGCATCTCGCTGGGCCTGGGCTTCGGCTTCGGCTGCATCGGCATGACGCTTTTGCTCATACCAGTCAGCGAGCTTCTTCTCATACTCCTCGGAATCGTAATCGCACGCCTCAAGCGTTGGCTTAGGCCCCAGTGCAACCGGCTTGGTCTCAGTTGCGGTGGCATTCAGCTTTGCTTCGAGTTCGCGGATCTTACGTTCTTTTTCCCGATTCGCTTTACGCAACTCGCGCACCCACTCAGGCGCACGGGTTTCTTCCTCTTGAGGTGGCGATTCCTCACCTATCGAAACGACAACATCATCTTCACCTTCGCCTTCATCATCCGAGACGGCATTGGTCTCATCATCGGATTCGTTATTGGCTTCGGTGTTGATCTCGATAGCTTCGAGCGTGTCGTCGTTCTCCAGTTCTGCCGTGTTCATACATTACCCCGTCAAACTCACCCAAATTGCGTGGTGGGTGGAACCACATTGGTTTGCGGCTGCAATGCAGCCCCAATCTTTTCAGCCGTCTCGATCGCGGCCTTGCGCTGATCGATGTCGATGTTGGAGAGCGTCTCCATCGTCTTGGCTTTGGTTTCTTCGGCACGCGCCAGGCTGTATTCGGTGTTAGCCTGCGCTTGGACGGCCTTGGCCTGCGCTTCCTGCGCTGCTGCCATCAGATATTGGCTCTGCGGATCAGGCTGACCGCCTTGGGCCATCATGGCTTCCATCATAGCCATCTGCTCTTCTTCGGTCGGCTGGATAACGCCAAGCTGGACCAGCTTCTTGCGGAAGAAGTCCTTGATGTCGCCAATGCCTTCGCCGTCCATGTTCATGATCGCCATAGACTGAAGGATCATCTGGGTTTCAGGATCGCTAGTCACCTGCATCATGCCAGTCAGGGCGCGCACAGTGGCTTCCCGGCGGCTGGTGAAGGACGGACCAACATCAACCGCAACGTCGAACGTGGCCTTGCTGAGATCATTCTCGTAAACCACTTCACCAGACTCAGCGTCAATCGTGGGCTTCATCAGTTCGACCGATTCAACCTCATCCATCGCGCCAATCTTCTTCATCTTACGCCCTTCTTCGACGTAGATGTCCTTGGCCATTGACAGCCAGATTTCACCGCACCGACGCATGGATTTGGCCATGTTGGTCATGTAGATGAACGACTGCATATCAAGGCGCGTCTGGATCAGCTCAACAGCCTTACCGCTGATGTTGCTGACCATCTTGTCGGCCTGCTGATTGTTGCCGAGGATCTCGGCCATATCCTGCTCGGTCAGCTGCAGGAGCGCAGCCATCGCAGGCGGAATGTCAGAGGACTTGGTATAGGCAACCGGACCAGCGGCCTGCTGTTCGCCATTTGGACCAGTGATCGGGTTGACCAGCAGATAGGGATAGTTGCGGATGTTATCTTCCGCCCACATGACCTGGTGGCCGTTGACCTGCTCAGGCAGCAAGATCGGCTTCTCGACAGACGAGAGCGCGCTGATCTCACCCAGCTTGGACAGCTGCATATTCTTAAGGCGCTGCGGATCTTTCGCCAAGCGCACATGGCCCATGCAACGCTCGACGTTATCAACGAACCACCGCTTGCCATAGTAAGGCACGATCGGAATGTTCTTGCCAGCGATATAGCCGCAATCCTCAAGGATGCCGCCACCGCTCATGATATACTTGTGAACCTTACGGCGCTTTGTGCGCTTCTGGCGAACCTCAATGGTGCCGACAGCGAGAAGCGTTTCCTCTAGCGTTTCGTCTGCGTCAAAGTCAGCCTGCGTGTAGCGTTCTTCCTCGCCGTCAATGGTCTGGAAGATGCGAACCGTCTCGCGGGTTTCCTCGACGCGGTAATACTCAGCGACGAACACAACATCGGGAGTATCCCAGTCGAACTCGTACTGATGGATTTCCTTCGGCCATGTGGTCGGATCGTCATTCCACTCAGCCTTATAGGCTTCCCGCGTTACCGAGTAGAGAACGAAGCAGTACTTGGCATCGCTCTTGTCCTGCTTCTTTGCGTCCAGATCGAAGAACACGGAGCTGTCA